ACTATTGGTAACAGCAGCAGTATAATAAGCAAAAGGATTATTAGATTTGCTTTCGTCGAACTGTAAGCCAATCTGCGTAAGTTGTAAGATCGCTTGTCCTCGCATTTCGTCATTGTATGTGTAACCCCTAACGTTGCCGCGTGTAGCGTATCGTTCGCACAGTTTGATAAACATGCGAGCCAAATTGTCAGTCATGCGACCATGGTCTTTGCTGAAGTAGCCGTTTTCCATGCCGCCTTTCCAATGACTCTTGCCAACGCAGATAAGATTGTCTTGGTCATCAAACTTCCAATGTTGATAAGGAGGAAAGTTAACTTTCTCATGACTATCAGCTGTGCTCTTAACAGTCTTTTTACGACCTGGAGCGAGAGGAATATGCTCAAAAGTCATAACTCTGATAACGATATCAGTTTTAGCGATCTTCTTATAGTCTACTTCAAAGTCCTTAGCTGGGACTTTCTTTTCTCTGCTGGCGATCTCGTGAGCAGCTTTTGCCATTTTGCTGGCTCTATTGCGTTTGGCTTCGGCGATAGTTCGCACATTGATCTTTGCTAGGCTAGGCAAAATGATATCATAGTCTTCGTATTCTGGTGCTACGTATGAAGAATATGTGTTTTTGCTTCTATGTATTTCTTTTAATAGGTCTTTATTTGTTAGGTACTTTATCTTAGGTGCTTGTGTAATCATTAGGTTAGGATCCTCCGTGTACTTATATAATAGCACATTTTATACGAAATAAATAGACTAAAGGATACCAAAATCGCATGGCTCTACCGACTAATACAACTTCTACAGCAGGTACAACGAACCAGCAGATATACACTGCTGGGTCAAAAGGCTATACGGGTCTTTTGAACGTTATCAATTCCACTCCGGTTTACTACACAGACTATGTGAATAATGGAGTTAACGCCAGCTTGAACGCTAATAATCCTAACGCAGCCGGAGGCGGCGGTGGTGGTGGTGGCGGTGGCGGTGGTCTTAAATTACCAAGCCTAAACCTAACAGGACTAGATAAAGCACTAGGTGTGTTAGGTGCTTTGGCGATCTTAGAACAGTTACCTAGTATCATTACCAACGCAGCTAATACGATTAAAGGTATCGCTCAATCTATAGTTAACGTAGGACGAAATCTGTTAGCCGCAGGTAGGAGACTATTAAATCTACCAGGGCAGATTGTGGATTCTTTTAGGAATGCGTTTAATGGCATAGGAACATCGCTAGCAGAGTTTAAAGATGTTGCTCCTACTGATCCATATGATTGGAGAGTAAGGATTAGAACTAACTTTGGTCTATTCAATTCGGCATTATTGGCACCATTACAAGAAACAAATGGAATGGTGTTTCCTTTCATTCCTAGCATTGTGGTATCACACAAAGCTCAATATACAACTACAGAACCGATGCATAGCAACTTTGCCTTCCAAGGCTATAAGAACAGCACCGTTGATGATATTACTATCACTGGTGAGTTCGCAGTACAGACAGATGCTGAAGGACTGTATTGGTTGGCTGCTACTACTTTCTTAAAATCGGCCACTAAGATGTTTTATGGAAAAAGTTCTCCGCAAGGTAATCCTCCTGTTGTGTGTAGATTATCCGGTTACGGTGAATATGTTTTTAATGATGTTCCTGTTGTTATAAAAAGTTTTTCGTTAGAACTTCCTAAAGATGTTAATTACAAAAGAATACAACCGCCAGGCAGTAATCCCCAGTGGGTACCAATGGCTAGTTCAATTACAGTAGTTGTATCACCAGTTTACAACAGAGCAAAATTGAGATCGTTTAGCTTATCAGATTATGCCAATGGCAAACAAGGCGGGGTGATGTAATGGCAACAGTTTATTCTAAAGCTTCTCCTTGGTACTATACACCACAAACTAATCAATACCTTGATGTGTTAACGATTAGAAAAGTTCCTGCTGAACCAACTGATCCGGAATATGCGATCGAATCGCATTACAAACACAGACCAGATCTAATGGCATTTGATATCTATGGAAATGCTGCTCTTTGGTGGGTAATAACACAGAGAAATATGGATGTGATTAAAGATCCTATTTTTGATTTTGAACCAGGGGTAGTTATTAGAATACCGCCTAAAGAAAACATTATAAGATACCTAGGAATTTAAATGGCAAATCCAGTTAATGCGGTTATTATGACGGGTAGTCAGTTTGATACTGCTATAACCAATGTTACGTCTAAGGTAGCTGGAGCAGCATCTCTATCAGACACATTGTTTCCTAATGCTGAGCCAAATATTTTAAAAACTTTTTCTAGTTATACATATCTTTGGTCATTGGGCTGTTTGTCTCAAGAGCAACACAATTCGACTTCTTATAGATCTGATGATTCCAGCATAGACTATATTGTGTTAAGCGAAGGTGGGGGCAACGCTGATAAACGTGTATCGACTTTCTATGGTACTCCAGAATATTTTATAAACAACATAGAATTTAAACAGATAGAAGGCAACCCAACGCAGCCGGTTGCCCAAATGAAGTTTGAGATATATGAACCATACAGCATGGGACTATTTCTACAGAGCATACAGGTAGCTGCGGTAAAAGCAGGATTTACTACATACACAGCACAAGCACCTTTTGTATTGAAGCTACGTTTTACAGGTTGGACTGAAAGTTTAGCAGATAAACTATCACCATTTGTGTCAACAACATCCAGTGAAGGTCTAACTAGATTTTATCCGTTTACATTTAAATCAGTTCAAATAACACACAACGAAACAGGAACCATTTATGCTTGTACTGCTGTTCCTTATGTTATGAGTGCTTATAGCAATATCAACAATACTGTTAAAAAAACTGTTACAGTTTCTGGGAAAACTGTAGGAGAAGTTTTAGGAGGAAAGGAACCTAAAGAAAATTCATTAGCTACAGCTATGAACAACTACATGAAAGAAATGAAACAGGCAGGAGTTATTGGCGAAGAAGACCAGTATAGCATTTTGTTTCAAGACGAACAAGGACAAGAAAATTCTGCTATAGCCGATGCTGGATTTAAGTTTGATATTAATTCTGGTGGTAATATGGATTTTACCAAAGACAAAGACGGATATACAAAAGCACAAACTCAAGCTAGAGCAGCTATTAACACAGCTGAACTTAAATCTAGACAGTTCAGTTTTGACCCGGGCGGCAATAGCAGCAACGACTTTCCTAGAACAATCACTTCGATTATTGACCAAGTGATGTTAGCTAGTGAATATTGTACAAAAGCATATCTACAAGAAAACTTTGATTCTGACGGCATGGTAAAATGGTATCGCATTAGAGCCAACATTAAGTTTCAGACAGGAAAGATAGATGCTAAACGTAATTCTTTTCCTATGATATATGAATTTGTAGTATCGCCGTACAAGGTACACAGCAGCAAGATCAAAAATCCTCTAGCACCTAGCTTGGGTATGAGCAAGATCAGAGCGAATGTTAAAAAAGTATACAACTATTCATATACAGGCGCAAATGATGATATTGTGAAATTTGATATAAATCTAGCCACTACGTATTATCAAGCGGTGTTTACAGGACTACCTGAAAAGACAGGAGGATCAGAGGCAGGGTCAAAAGGCGCCGCCGAAACAAATGATGTTCCAAGACAGACAGCAGGAGACAATGTCGATCAGGCATTTAGGCCAACCGGAACATATAGATCATTACTAGACCCAGAAGCATACAATAAACCGGGGGGTGGTGCCGCAGCAGATAGTCCTGAAGTTATCGTAGCTAGAAACGTACAAAAAGCATTCCAAGACACTACATCTCAGATGATAACCAGATTAGAAATCTACGGCGATCCTTATTGGTTGTCTGACAGCGGATTAGGAAATTATGTATCTTCTTTGGCCGATAGCCAAACAAACGCAGACGGTACAGCTCCTTATGATTTTACAGAAGTGAGATTGTTCTTAGGATTTAAAACACCTATTGATGCACCGGCCGAGGGCTCATTGTATTTGTTTCCAGGTATGGGGACAGTTTATAATCCTTTTAGTGGAACCTACAAAGTACAAACAGTTACTAATATTTTTAGAGACGGCATGTTTACACAACAGTTACTATTAGCTAGAGATATTGATCAACAAGACGAAGATATCAAGAAAGCGATCAGCGATCCTGGGTTGGGCTACTATAAATCAGCTGGACAAGAAGATGCTACAAAATCTCAAGATCCTTCTGGTGCTACAGCTACACCAGTACAACCACAAAACGCGGTTACTTCAACTAATTTACCACCAGTTAATGCTGTTAGACCGACAGGGCAATAAAATAAATGGAAGAATACAGAGTAGACGAATCGAAAATCGCTGGTCCTAAGATCTCTGGTCCTAGGTTAGCTAAAGTTGTAGGACACTTTGATCCTACATTTATGGGAGGACTTCGCGTTAGCATCATAAAAGGAGTCGGCGACACGTTTGGTGACAAGACACAGGAACGTATTGTACGATACTGCCCTCCTTTCTTTGGAGCAACAAACGCAGCCTTTAATGGCATGAATACTGGCAATGATCAGGCGTTCAACGACACACAAAAAAGTTACGGCATGAGTTTTGTACCGCCAGACATTGGCGTTACTGTGCTTTGTATTTTTCTAGAAGAGACTGGCGAAGGGTTCTGGATAGGATGTGTACCTGATCGATATATCAATCAAATGGTGCCAGCTATCGGTGCTAACGCAAATACAGATCAAGGCGCCAGCGACGCAAAATTATACGACAAAGATTGGCCTTTGCCTACCGGTGAATATAACAAAAAAATCAACGATAAAAAAACAGCCAACGACATAGACAAGATAAAAAGGCCGGTACATCCTTTTGCCGGTGTTTTACAAAACCAGGGACTGATCAAAGATTATATCAGAGGTGTTGCTACGTCTTCAATGAGAAGAAATGCTATATCTAATGTCTATGGTATATCAACGCCGGGTCCGGTAGATAGACGTTCTGGAGCCAAGAAAGCCAAGTTAGGAGACAAAGGCGATCAATCAGATCCGCAACCAGTTAGCCGTGTAGGCGGCACACAGTTTGTAATGGACGACGGTGACGATCGTTATTTTAGAAAAACAGCCGCAGGAGAAGGTCCACCTGTTTATGTAGCTGCTAATGCTGGCGGCGATACTAGAATCCCAGTTAGCGAATATTTCCGTGTAAGAACAAGGACCGGACATCAGATCCTGCTACACAACTCAGAAGATTTAATTTATATCGGACACGGCTCAGGTGGCTCATGGATTGAAATGAGCAGTAACGGCAAGATAGATATTTTTGCCGCCGACTCTGTTAGCATACACACTGAACAAGATTTCAACTTCCGTGCTGACCGTGATATAAATTTTGAAGCTGGTCGTAACATGAACATTAAGACTATGGAAGGTCTTAAGATTGAAGTAGATAAGACTATGAACTTGATTGTAACTGAAGATCAAAAGATCTGGATCAAAGGCAATCAAGAAACCACTGTCGATGGTGCGTTAAAAACTGCTGTAAAAAATTACAATCTCAGCGCATCAGAAGCTATGAAAATATCTTCAACACAAGACGCTAACTTTTCATCAACTGGTGGCAATGTCAATTTACAAGCAGCAACAAACACCAACATAACAAGTGCTGGTAATCATATAGAATTTGCTAAAAAAGTCTACATGAATTCTATAACACCAACTCCAGCATCAGCTGCTGATACTTCAGGTATGGAAAAACCAACACCTACAGAATTAGGGGAAGTTCCTCAGACAAATGGTAGACAAGATTTCAAAGCAACACAATATCAAAACGAAACAGGATTGAAAACCACGCTCAAACGAGTTCCGATGCATGAACCTTGGGGCGGCCATGAGAATACAGACCCTGGCAAGTACGATCCTAAAACACTAGACAGGGAGGCCAAAGATGGCGGCACGAATATATAACGTAAAAACAGTTGATACTGGGCAGGCCCAGGCTGGAGATTTCAGCCAACAGACTTTTGCTTACAAGGGATTTAATTCTAAGTCAGTAACTACTGGATTTAAACAGCATGACATTGATCTGATCAAACAAGATCTGTTAAATCATTTCCACATCAAGAAAGGTGAGAAACTGATGAATCCTGAATTTGGCACCATCATCTGGGACATGATTTTTGAACCAATGACCCAACAAAATCTACAAATGATACAAGATGATGTTGCGGAAATTATCAACAGAGACCCAAGGATTACAGCTAACAATATCGCTGTTGACGGAACAGACTATGGTATAAGAATTGAAGTTGAACTGACTTATAATCCATTGAACATAACAGAAAGATTGGCAATTAACTTTGACAAAAACTCTGTACCTAACAAATAAAATGCGCAGTTAATTTTACCAAATAAATACTGTATAGGATTGGAAACCGATGACCACAACAGCTAGACAAAACAACTTAATATTGGCAGAAGACTGGAAAAGAATATACCAGACTTTTACCAACGCAGACTTTACCAGTTACGATTTTGAAAATTTGCGCAGGGTAATGATTGCGTATCTAAGAGAAAATTATGCTGAAGATTTCAACGATTACATTGAAAGTTCAGAATATATCGCATTGGTTGATTTGATAGCATTCCTTGGTCAAAGTCTAGCGTTCCGTATTGATCTATCCAGCCGCGAGAATTTTATTGAGCTTGCTACAAGAAAAGAAAGCGTTCTTAGAATGGCAAGAATGTTAGCTTACAATGCTAAAAGAAACAAAGCTGCTAATGGTCTATTAAAATTTGACACAGTATCTACTACAGAAACACTATACGATTCTAACGGTGTTAACCTAGCTAAACAGACTATCGTTTGGAACGATTCTACGAACTCAAACTGGTATCAACAGTTTATTACAGTACTAAACGCAGCAATGGTAACCAACACAGAATTTGGTAAGAGCCAAGGAACAGCGATTGTTGACGGAATTACTGCTGATCAGTATAGATTTAATTCTACGAACACAGGATTACCTGTGTTCTCTTTTACTAAACAAGTAGCTGGCCGATCTATGCGTTTTGAAATATTGAGTACTTCTATTTTAGGAGCCGACTCGATCTATGAAGAAACTCCGATGCCAGGGAACCAACTAGGTTTCTTGTACAGACAAGATGGTAAAGGAAATGCCAGTCCCAATTCTGGGTTTTTCTTACAGTTCAAACAAGGTAGTATGACTACTGCTGAGTTTCAGATACCACAACCAACAGTTAACGAAATAGTTGGAATTACCACAAACAATATTAACAATGACGATGTTTGGTTATATCAGTTAGATTCTAACGGTAATGAATCAACATTATGGTCACAAGTATCTTCTCTAACTGGAAACAATACAGTTTATAACAGTATCGCTAATGGACAAAAAAATATCTATAGCGTGATAACAAAAACAAATGATCAAATAGATCTATTATTTTCAGATGGTGTTTATGGAAATCTTCCTAGAGGAGCATTCCGTGCCTATTACAGAGTTTCAAATGGTTTGAGATATCAGATATCTTCAAGTGACATGAGAGGTATCGCTATTGATATTCCTTATGTAAACTCGGCAGGAGTTAGTCATATATTAACAGTGTCTATGAGCTTGAACTACAGTATTTCTAATAGCGCATCTTCAGAAGATGTTGATACTATTAGAACTAATGCTCCTGCGGTGTATTACACACAGAATAGGATGATCACTGGCGAAGATTATAATCTCGCTCCGTTAGGTAGCAGTCAAGACATTCTGAAAGTCAAAGCGATCAACAGAACAAGCAGCGGCATTTCTAGAAACTTTGATATTATCGATGCTTCTGGAAAGTATAGTAACGTGAATGTGTTCTGTGATGACGGACTAATTTACAGATACAACAGTGAAAGAACTTTTTCTTATACGAGTGTTAATAAAAATATTCTTTTAAATTACGTAAAAGAAACTATTGAACCTGCTGTAGCAAATGTCCAGACATACAATTTTTATATCACAAACTTTGATAAGATTTTCTTATCAGACGTTAACGTGAAGTGGATCAAAACAACATCAGATTCTACAGCTACTACTGGTTACTTTGGTAACGCATTTGACAATTTTCCTATCAAAGTAGGCACGTATACTGCCAGTAACTTGAAATATGTAGAAGCAGGATCTCTAGTAAAATTTATTCCGGTTCTATCTACACAGGCATTTAAGAATGGCGAGATCGTTGATTATGATCCGTTAGATGTTGATCAACAAAGATACATTTGGTCCAAGGCTGTACAAGTAACTGGTGATGGTACAAACGCAGGAAAAGGAAATTTAGCTAATGGGTTAGGTCCTATTAAATTTAGTGAAATCATTCCTCATGGTGCTAAACCTAGTCAAGTTGTTCCGAGATTTATCAGTAACTTTAATACAGACATTGAAACTGAAATTGTGAATCTCAGCTTTGCTCGTGAAACATTTGGTCTAAGATATGATAGAGCAACACGCAGCTGGAAAACAGTTACATCGGGCAATATTGATTTAATGACTGATTTTAATCTAGGTCAAGCAGGCGATACTACAAATAAAGGACTTGATGCTTCTTGGATATTGGCTTTTGTTTATGACGGAGAAACATACACTGTTCGTCTAAGAGGGACAGATTACATTTTTTCAAGTGTACAGCAGAATCGATTCTATTTTGATGTTGACCATAAAATATACGACAGCAAAACAAGAAAAGTTATCAAAGATACAATTAGCGTTTTAGCTATTAACAGATCTCCATTAGGATCAGAAAAAGGTTCATTGGCGATTGCTAATCAAATCTTAGCTCAATTCGCAGCTAATCCTAACAGCAAGTTAAGTGATATATTACCTATTGTAGATGAAAAGCAAATACTCAAACAAGATATTCCTTTCTCTGTGTCAGACGCTGTGAGATATGATGACGGTTATCAAGCTAACGAATCTATTAAGATTGCGTTTAGCGATACAAATGACGACGGAGTTATTGATAACCCGGATGCGTTTGACGAGATCGTTGGTGTTAACAGTGAAACAAAATATTTGTTCTTCCAACAAAGCACAGACGAATTTGGTGCGAAGAGTCTAACTTTTATTCCTAATATGGATTCTAAGTTTATTGTAAAAGATAAAGAAGCCAATGCTAGCGTAAACGACTATGGTCACAATCAGTTGATTTATTTTTATGATCAGAAAGAAAATTATATCAAACGTGTTGACTTAGTTACTCGTTCATTCATACTAGAACCTAGTTATGTTGCTTATGTAGGACGCTCAGATCTCAAATTTCAGTACGTACACAACTCGGGTGAAAGTCGCAGAATTGATCCTAGCGTTAGCAACATCATTGATATCTATCTAATGACTAGAACATATGATGAAAACTACAGAATGTGGTTAGCAGGCGGTCTAGCAAAACAACCAGAAGCTCCAACTCCAGAAGCATTACGAGTTGAATTTGCTTCCGGTCTATCGCAGATTAAATCAATTAGCGATGAAGTTGTCTATCATCCTGTTAGTTATTTTCCATTGTTTGGATCAAAAGCAAGATCAGAATTCCAGGTAACATTTAAAGTTGTTAAGAATCCTTCTAAGCTAGTTAATGACAATGATTTGAAAGTTAGAATAGTTAATAGTATCACAGCTTTCTTTGCTGTTGAGAATTTTGATTTTGGTGATAAGTTTTACGCTAGTGAGTTACTCACTTATGTGATAAAACAAAATTCACCAGACATTAGCAATATGGTTATTGTTCCTAAACAAACAACACAGGCATTTGGTAGTCTTCTAGAGATCCAAGCAAAACCTGATGAATTACTAGTCAGTGCTGCTACGGTGGATGATATAGAAATACTAACTAATATTACAGCGGCGGACCTAAAATTGTTAACAACACAAGTAATAACTAGCACGAGCGTTCTATAATGGATAAAAAAGTTTTTAAGCAGAGCGGATTACCTCTACGGAGGACTGTAGAACTTCTACCAGAAATATTCCAGTCGTCAGCGAATGATAAATTTTTATCAGCGACACTGGATCCGTTGGTACAGCCAGGTACACTAGATCGCTTGTCTGGATATGTAGGACGATCATATGGTCGTACATATAACAGCAAAGACATCTATCTCGATGTTAACAAGTCACTTAGACATGCTTATCAGTTAGAACCAGCCGTAACAATTGAAAATAATGGCAAGGTTAAAAAGTTCTACGACTACATTGATTTTAAAAATCAATTAAAGTTTTTCAATAATAAAAATGAAAGAGACGATTTAACTACAGCACAGGAAAAATATTCTTGGAACCCTCCTATTGATTGGGATAAGTTTTCTAATTATAGAGAATACTATTGGGTTCCAAATGGTCCAGACACCGTACAGGTTCTTGGACAATCGCAGACAGTGGTTTCATCTTATAAAGTAGGAACTGAAGGCGCTAACGAATGGGTTTTCTTTCCAGACGGTCTGACAAAAAATCCTGCGATTACTCTTTATAGAGGCCAGACATATGAATTTTATGTTAATGCCCCAGGCGACGGTTTTTGGTTAAGAACCTCTGATGCGGTTAATAATATTAATTTGTTGTTAAACGAGCAACCTAATTACAATAAGGGAGTTACTAACAACGGTATTGAAGTTGGTAAAGTGACATTTGTAGTTCCTAACGATGCACCTGACCTATTGTATTATCAAAGCGGCACCAACATAAATCGTATCGGTTCTTTTAGAATAGCCAATGTTACAGATAACACATACCTAGATGTAGAAAAAGACATCTTAGGCAAGCAATCTTATAAAAGCTCAAATGGTGTCGTTTTTACTAACGGACTAAAGATTGATTTTGTAGGAAAGACAACGCCAGAAAAATATACATCAGGAGCATGGATAGTTGAAGGTGTAGGCGATTCAATTAAACTGATTCAGTTCAGTGATCTAGAACTACCACCAATTTCAAATCCTAATTCAAACATTGTATTCGATGATGCTGGGTTTGATACTGAGCCATTTGACGATGCTACTTCGTATCCTACACAAAAAGATTATATAACAATCAACAGATCTAGCATAGATAAAAATCCTTGGTCAAGATATAATCGTTGGTTCCATCGATCTGTTTTAGAGTACGCTTCTGGGTTCAACGGCTCTTATCCTTCATTGCTAGAGGAAAGCAGAGCAAAAAGACCTATCATAGAATTCGCAGCTAACCTACAGTTGTTTAATCACGGTATTGTGGCAAAGACTAGTGTTGACTTGGTAGATGATTTTACCACTGACGTATTTTCAACAATCGAAGGAAGTGCTGGATACAACGTAGATAAAAAACCTTTGTTTGACGGTGCTAGAGTTTTATTCACCGCCGACACAGACAAGTTGGTCAAAAATAAAATCTATGTGGTTAAATTTATTAAAGTACAAACCAGTACTAACACAGCTAATAAGACACAGATTAGTCTAGTTGAAGCAGACGACAGTATAACACAAGCAGGTGAATGTGTTATCGTTCGATATGGCGATGTTAACGCAGGCCGTATGTACCACTATGATGGCGCAGAATGGCACAAGAGTCAAACTAAAACAGCGATCAATCAAGCACCATTATTTGATGTATTTGATGATGAGTTAAATTCTTTCTCTTATACTGGTGTGTATAATACTTCAAACTTCGAAGGCACACGTATCTTAGGATACAAAGTAGCATCTTCCGGAAAACCTGATTCAGAATTAGGATTTCCGTTAAGTTATCTAAACATTGATAATACAGGAGATATCCTGTTTAGTTTTGATTGGGAAACAGACACATTCAGTTTCCAAGAAACTGAAGTCATGACACAAAATGTCAATTTTGGTTATTTCAAAATCAATAAAGATTTAGATTCTTATGGATTACATAATAACTGGGAACTTTTTGATAACACGTTTTATCAAGGAGTAATCCAGACAGTTGAAATACCAACTGCTACAAATCAAGCTGAATTCTCTGCGGTCTATTGGGATCAAGTGGTAGAAGAAAAGATATTCTTCTACCTAAACGGTGAGATAATCAAAGACTCATGGACCAGCGAAACTATTATCGCTAGGAAGTTTACTTTTGCGAGAACATTTGCCGCAGGTGACGAGCTTACTATAAAGATATACACCAATGCTGACCCAGATCAAGGTTTCTATGAATTTCCATCATCGCTCGAAAGAAATCCATTAAACCAACCTATACCTCAGTTTACATTAGGCCAAGCAAATGATCATTTAAGATCTATGCTAGACATGACTGATAGTTTTTCAGGAGTGTTTCCTGGTACTAGCAATTTAAGAGATATCGTAGGCTATCAAAAACACGGTAAGAGATTTATGAAATCAAGCAGCGTGGCTGCTATGTCTCTTCCAATGCTTTGCGATAGATCAGTTAACATTATTAAATCTATTAGATACGCTGGCGACGAGTATGAAAGATTTAAGAGCGATTTTTTACGTCTAGCTGTAGAACTACCGTTTGATCAAAATATTGTAGAATACGTTGATCAAATCATAGACAAGATGTCTAAAACAAAATCTGAAAATTCACCATTTAACGATTCAGATATGATCGGTAGTGGTGCTTATAAAAAGATAGAATATGTAGTAGAAGACGAAGGCATCAAAGTATTTGCTCTGAGCGAAAAATTTGATCTAACTAGCCCTTCGACTAAAGCAGTGTATGTTTATCGCAATAATATTCAGCTATTAGTTGATGCTGATTATGTATTTGATTCTAACTTTGGTTTTGTAAAATTAACTATTGATTTGACTGAAGGCGATACGATTGAAATTAGAGAATATCTGTCAAGTTATTACAACTACATTCCGGCTACACCTACTAAGTTTGGTCTTTCTAAGAAATATACTCCTAGAATCTATATAGACAATACCTATATAGATCCTACTAAGGTCATAGAAGGGCATGACGGTAGCATCACTATCGCTTTCAATGACTTTAGAGATAACCTAATCCTTGAATTAGAAAAAAGAATTTACAACAATATCAAGTATCAGTATAACGAAGATATTTTAGATATAGACAGCCTTCTTGGAGGTTTATATAATACAGGTGTATTTGATAAAGATCAGCTAGACAGTGTTTTGAATCAAGAATTTTTGAGATGGCAGTCAGCTACTGGAGTTGATCCTTTTACTAATTTTTATCTAGATAGTGCTAATCCTTTTACATACACTTATACTAAAGCACTCGATCATGCTAAACAGGCCAAGATGCCTGGGTATTGGAGAGGAATTTATAAGCATTATTACGATACTGATAGGCCACATACATGCCCATGGGAAATGCTAGGCTTTAGTGAAAAACCAACTTGGTGGGATGAGGAATACGGGTTAGCGCCGTATACAAATGGAAACCTATTGCTATGGGAAGATTTAAGAGATGGTGTAATTAGAAAAGGTCCACGTGCCGGAAAACATACTAGATATGCTAGACATGATCTTTTAGATCATATTCCAGTGGATGACGAAGGACAACTATTAAATCCTATTAACTCGGCATCAGTTGTTGACTACGCAGTTAATAGAATATCAGATCCATTCGTATTTGGTGATATTGGTCCTGTCGAAACTGCCTGGAGACGCAGTTCTAGATTTGTATTTTCATTACTAGAAGCTATTGTGCTTTTAAGACCTTTCGAAACTCTATCTTTAAATTTTGATAGACAGAAGGTAAAAAGAAATAAGATAGGGCAGATTGTATCAACAGATACAAATACTTTTTTAACTTTAGCAGATGTAAATTCTTCTATCTTTAATCCTTCAGTAATACCGGGTGGATTATTATCTTACATATTTGATTATCTGAAAGCCAATCTCATTGACTATAATTCAGTAATATCAATCTTCTCAGAAGACAGTTTCTACATTAGAATTTCAAATAGAATAGGCGGATTTGTTGATAAGAATCAACAGAAATATCTGTTAGACAGCAAAAATCCAAAGAGCAAAACTTCTGGAGTGTTTATCCCGCCAGAAGATTATAATATTTTCTTTAATATTAGTTCACCTACTAGAACAATCAGCTACTCGGGCGTTATAATAGAAAAAACAGATAACGGATTTAAAATATCTGGTTATGATAATTTAAATTCTTATTTTTCATATTTTGAACCAGTTAAGCTAGTAAGTGACCCTGTTCTGTCAGTAGGCGGAGTAAGTGAAGTTTATTCTGAGTGGCATTCTGATCAGTTCTATGGATCGGGATTATTAGTAAAATATAATGAGAAATTTTATAGGGCAACTTCGTCGCATACTAGTACAGATAATTTTGAAAGCAGTAAATGGGTATTAGTACAGCAAGTTCCATTAGTAGGCGCAGTTGAAGCACAAAAGAGAACATCTTTTAACTCTTATCAATCGATAAAATTACCATACGGTACAGTCTATGATAACATCCAGGCTGTAGTTGATTTCTTATTAGGATATGGAGAATATCTAAAATCTCTAGGCGTAAATTTTGATTCTTATAATAAAGATTTACAAGTACCTAATGATTGGGAAACAAGTTGTAAAGAATTCATGTTCTGGACAACACATAACTGGGCAATTGGTGCTATTATTTCCCTAAGTCCGGCCGCATCGGCTGTTAAGATAGATGTAGTTGGAGAAGTGGCAGATAATCTAATAGACAGTTTCTATGAATATTCTGTATTGCGTAGCGACGGCACCAAGATACCTCCTAAGCAGATTCAAGTTTACAGAACAAATAATCAATTTGTTTTAACACCGTTAGACGCAACAGAAGGAATATACTTTGCTAATATTCATTACGTGGTTAAAGAACATGTGGTCGTGTTTAACGATCGAACAGTATTCAATGATGTTATCTACGACAAATCTACAGGATATAGACAAGAAAGAATTAAAGTCATTGGATTTAGGACGACAGATTGGGATGGTGACTACACTAGCCCCGGATTTATCTATGATGATGTTAATATATCTCCATGGCAACAGTTTACAGATTACCGATTAGGCGATATTGTACAATACAGACAATTTAACTATGTTAGCATGTCCTTCCAGAAAGGTACAAGTTCATTTGATCCTACACAATGGAGACAGCTGGATACTAATCCAACGTCTGGACTTATATCTAACTTTGATTACAAGATCAATCAAATTGAAGATTACTTTGAATTAGATTATGTTGGTATCAACAATGATCAGAAAAAATTAGCAAGACATACTATTGGTTATCAAGAAAGAGATTATCTACAAGATATTGCCGAAGACGAAGTAACTCAATTTAAACTCTATCAAGGGTTTATTAGAGAAAAAGGAACACTTAACTCTATAACTAAAATCTTTGATAAGATAGCTACAACTACAGATGATGCTATTGTATTAAAAGAAGAATGGGCATTCTTGTCAGGATCACTGGGCGGGATTAATCAGTATGACGAATTAGAAATTTCTATAAAGAAAGAAAATCTAAGATTAAATCCTCAACCTTTGCTTTTAGATAATACAGGAATCATACCTGACAACTACCCTAACTTCTTAATAGCAGCTGATACTGATTACAAGATTGGAAATAAGAATATTAAATTTCCTACAAAATATTATTCAGCTAAAGATGCGGCAGCAGGCTATGTTTATACAGAAGATGTTGATTTTACAGTTGCTAATCTTAACGAACTGTTTTCTATGGATATCGCTAAATTCAAAGAAGGTACAACAGTTTGGACTACATTTAGAACAAAAGGCTGGGATGTTTTAAGATACAAGGTTACTAATATCACTATTGGTGCTGTAGCGTTAGTTGATACAGGGTCAGTATCATTAGTAACCAATGTTGTACATAATTTTAAAGTCGGCGATGTTATTGGTCTTACTAACATAAAGTACCTAACGGGTTTTTATCAAATCGCAGCAGTGGCTCCAAAGACTATTATTATCGCTATCGCTGGATACAAATCAGAACCAGAGATAGATCAAAGTTCTTTCTGTAGAATTGGCATATTTGAAACAGCAAGAATCGCTGATTATCAATCACTGGTTGACAGCAAATACGCATTGTTACCTGTTGGATCTAGACTATGGTTAGATGACAACGGTGACAGTCGTTGGGAAGTTATACAAAGACAAAAACAATACGAAGTTACTCCTATTTCAGAATACGGTATTGCGTTCCCAACAGCAACAGGTTCTTCAGTATTGTACCTAGCCAAGAGAAATGAAACTATTGTAGGTAACCCAGGCGGGGTAGTTACAGTAGGAGATGCTTCTAGAGAATCAGCGGTTATTGTATATTCTCAGGGCTCAACTGGATTAATACCTTTACAGATACTTGTTCCTACAACAGGATTACAAAGCACCTTCCTTGGATCATATGCGTCGGTAATGGCCAGTAGCGAAGACGGTAGATGGCTGATGGTAGGGTCACCTACAGTATCTCGTATTCCTAGTAACTATAGAGAATCTTTTAATCCTTCTGCTACATATCAACAAGGTGACACAGTTATCTATGCTGGTAAACTTTGGAAAGCTAACAGATCTATTATAGGAGATGGCAGCTCAATTGACCTAGCATCAGACGACTGGACACCAGCAACAAACCATTTAGCTAATCCTTTGGGCAAAGCAATCTTTGATATCAACCAAGGATATAGACAACAAGGTGCTGTTGATATCTTTGAATACAACCAAGGCCAATACAATTATATAGAAACTATTATCAGTCCTCGTCCAGCAGATGGCGAGTTGTTTGGTACTGCTATCTCAATAGGAAAACAAACAGGTATAGAAGGAACCAGCGGTGACGTAACACTAACAGTTACTGAAGTTGATATCACTGGCGGTATTGTAGCAGTATCAGCAGATGGGTCTAGCGGATTAACTGATGCTGTATTTGAAAATATCAGCGGTACAGACGTTAGTGAGACTGGTGCTAATGCTACATTTGATGTGGTGAAAGCAGTCAACGGATATACTGTTACTGTTAGAACAGGTGGTCAACGTTATGCTGTTGGCGATCGACTAAAAATAGTAGGTAGCAGACTAGGCGGCACAACTCCAGCTAATGATTTGATAATAACAGTTGCGGCGGTTAACTCTTCGGGCGAAATACTTGGTTCAGAAACTTATAATAACATTACTGGTATTGAATCAAGACTAGTTACTGAACAAGCAGTATTCCAGATTTCAAAACTTAGAGACACATATAATACCATAACATTGACTAGTCCTGGATACGGATATATTCCAAGAAGCGTTGTTAGCTACGGCGGGAGATATTATGCCTGTATCAGAGATACACAAATAGATAGAGGCCTATGGTCAGAAACTGCGGTTTATTTTATTGGCGATGTTGTACAATATCAATATAATCCAATACTACCTCCTGCGTACTTTGAAGTAATATACGACGGTGCGGAACACACAGGTGTGGTAGGAATTGCTCCACCAGATTCTACATTCTGGAAAACTGCTCCTCCTATACTGCCAACTAACACTGATTATTGGGAAGGTGTCACAGGCACTGACTTTGCGTTAGTTGCTAAACCTTGGGTAGAAAAAACTTCAACGAATGTCAGAATCAAGTATACGGCTGGAACGATTATTACTATTCCAGGTACATCTGTAGGTGGTGTATCGCCAGACAACGACATCACGATACGAGTTAACGCAGTAGTACAGCCAATCACAAACCCGCAGTCAGGACCCGAGTACAACCCTGCTATTACTAGCTTCTCATTCTTTGGAAAAGCTATTCCTGGCGTTTCTTGGGTTGGCACAGCATCATCTGGTGAAACATTGTTCAACGATGTTACAGGTTTAGATATTAGTGAACCAGGTCAGGGTGCTATTTTTAATCTAGTTAGATCTAAAGGCAGTTATACCGCTACAGTTAACGTTAAGGGATCTAGATTCAATGTTGGAGACCAAATTAAAATACTTGGCACAGCTATTGGCGGGGTCAAAGAAGCTTATTATATGACTGTAGGTGCTCCTGGATCTCTAGACGAGTCAGGAAGATCATACATTTACAAATTTGACGGTATCAGATGGTCATTCCTAGAAGATGAAAATTTTGTTGGAATATACAGCAACGACAAATACTACACCGCTGGATCAGTAGTATGGTACATTAATTACTATTACAAAGCATTGCGTGATGTAGCACCAGGCAATAATTATCCTTCAGTGGCATCGGCATTGTGGTCTGCTACCACTACGATCAATCAAGCTATGCTACCATCTAAGGCAGCCCTAGAAGATGCTAGCGACTCGTCATTAGACAGCACATTGCTAACAGGACAGATTTCGACTACAGTTGAAAATCTAAAATCAGGATCGATGTATGGTTTCTCATCACAGATGAGCAGCGATGCCGCTACACTGGTGATAGGTGCTCCTAAGACAGATAGTGCTAACTTTGCCTATTATAGAGGTGTTTGGAAATCATATCAGTATTACTCTAAAGGGGATACTGTAAAGAGAAACAACTCTTACTGGACAATGTTATCTAATACAAATAAAGGAACAGTACCAGGATCAGATGCTGCGGTTTGGCACTACGAAGATACTGGAAGCCAAACAGCATATACTCCTCGTTCGGGATCAATATTCATTTACAAGAAAGATCCTACAGGCACTTTCCAACCATCTCAAATTATCAATGCTGAAAATATTAACTCTTTCTTAACTGACAGTACGGATATTAATCCGGGAGACGAGTTTGGAACTGCTGTTCTGTTATCAAGAGATTCTAAAAAATTATTTGTATCAGCTCCGTCAGCAGACTATGCGGGATTAGATCAAGGAGCAGTTTATGTCTTTAATCTAATTAACGGAACTTATAAGTTTGTACAAAAATTAGACAGTCAACAAAGAGATCCTAACGAAAGATTTGGTTCACGTTTAAGCCTTTCACCAGACGGCACAACATTGTCAATTGCGGCAGAAGGAGCAGAAACATATCGTACTACCACATTCGATAATAATGCTACACAGTTTGATAGATATGTTTCTAAATTTAAAGATTCTGTAGGAAAAACAGGTAAGGTCTACGTGTTTAATGAATACGCTGATCAGTATGTGTTAGGAGAGATCTTTGACGAAGGCCTAAATGCTAATGAAGATTTTGGTAGATCTTTAGCATCATCAAACGATACAATCATCGTTGGTTCTCCGAAATATCTATCTACTGATCCTGCGTTTAAAGAAACTAGAATTGGTCGTATACAGAAATTTACTAAAGGTAAAGATGTTAAATCTTGGACTGTTGTTAGATCACAAGTAGATCAAATCAATATCGATAGACTGAAAAATCTATCAATATTCAACGGAAAGACTAATACCAAACTAGCAGATATTGATATTATTGATCCTTATAAAGGAAAAATTTTATCTATAGTAGATCAAGATATTGATCTCAAGACAACATATGATCCTGCGATATATTCTGTTGGTACAGCCAACAGCACAGTTGATGAAGGGCAAGCATGGCGTTCAGAGAAGATTGGAAAAATTTGGTGGGATCTAGGCACAGTAAAATACACTGACTATGAACAAAGCGACATCTTCTTTAGAAACGGAAACTGGGGTAACACAGCCTACGGTAGTTCTATTGATGTCTACGAATGGGTAGAAACTACTCTACTACCTAGCGAATGGGCAAAATATTCTGGAACATCTACTGCGTTTGAATTAGGAATTTCTGGAGTTCCGTTATACCCAGACGATTCTAATTATTCTCTAGAAACACATATAGATAAAAACACAGGTCAAGTATCTGTGATCAAGTATTACTATTGGGTTAAGAATAAAGAAACACTGCCTGCTAATTCATTAAAAACTAACAGCGCAGCGGCGATAGCTATCTATATCGCAAATCCATTAGCAGCTGGTATTCCTTTTGCTGCTATTACTGATGTTGACAAATTATCTCTATACAATTTCTTAGGAGAAATTGATTCAGATGAATTCCTATTAAACATTCAGTTCTATAATGTAGATAAGGGAATCAATCTAATCCATACCGAGTATGCGTTGTTGTCTGAAGATACAACTGAGCTTCCTCCTACAGACTTAGAAAATAAATGGATAGACAGTTTGATCGGTGAAGACATATTAGGAAGAGATGTTCCTGATAGAAACTTGCCTATTAAATCAAAATACGGAATATCAACAAGACCAAGACAAAGCATGTTTGTTGATAGAAATACTGCTGTTAAGATCACTGTGGATTACATCAACGAAAAATTAATGTCAGCTCCGTTAGCTGATTCTATTGATTATGTAAATCTTAACAAAATAGATCCTAAGCCTTCGGCAATTAAGAAACTATATGATCTAGAAAAATATGTTGTGGAAGAATTAGACCTGATTCCGATGTCTAAGATAACTCCTGCTGTACTAACAGCAAACATAATCAACGGTAAAATAAACACAGTTGACATTGTAGAAAGCGGATACGGTTACAGATCATCGCCATTGATTAAAATAAACGGCGACGGTACTGGTGCTGAGCTATCAGCAGTCATTAACAAATTTGGTCAAGTAACCAGCGTGACTGTTGTGAATCCTGGTAAAAAATATACAGAAGCAAGAATAGAAGTAAGACCGTTCTCTGTATTAATTGACAGCGATTCTAATTCAAACGGTTACTGGGCAATTTACAGCTGGGATTCGAAAGCGCAAGTATTCTACAAATCAGCAACACAAGCCTATGACACAACCAAATATTGGACTAAAGTTGATTGGTGGTTAACTGGTTATTCTTCATTATCTAGAATAACAGCAGCTATTCCTGGAATATATGCTGAAGGTGATGTTGATGTACAACTTAATGGTCTATTGAGATTAGAAAACTACGGCAGTGGTGGCTGGGCAGTATTGGAAAAAGTAAACAGCGCAGATGCTACGATACTAGGACAATACAGATTAGTAGGCCGTCAGGAAGGTACCATACAAATTATTGACAAGTTCTATAATAGCTCAGTTGAATCTACTGGTTACGATCTAACACAAAGTTATGACAGTAACAGATATGATACTTCTTTTGCTATCGAATTTAGAAATATATTAAGAGCCGTAAAAGAAAACATTTTTATCAATGAATTAGACACAGAGTGGAACAAATTATTCTTTGTAAATGTACACTATGTATTCTCTGAGCAGTTGTATGTTGACTGGGCGTTTAAGACTAGCTTCTTAAATGCTACACATAATGTCGGGTATCTGTCTCATAGATTAAACTACAAGAGCGATAATCTTCCTAGCTATCAGAAATATATCGAAGAAGTTAAGCCTTATAGAACAAAGATAAGAAAATACACAAGTAGATATCTAGATATAGATAATGCGAGAACATCTGTAGCTGATTTTGATTTACCTCCGGCTTTTGATATTGGCAGACAAGCTATATTGCCAGTTACAGAAAACAATCCTCTAGTAGATACATATCCATGGAGAGCATGGAGAGATAATCACGGTTATTCGATTGTAGAACTTAAATTGATCAGCGGAGGACAGGATTACACCAGCGTTCCTAAGGTATTAATCGAAGGCGGTGGCGGATCAGGAGCCAAAGCTAGAGCATTTGTTTCTAGTGGCAAGGTAACACATGTTATACTAGAGAATGGTGGTAAGAATTATACTTCTGCGCCAACAGTAACCTTAGTAGGCGGTGTAGGTACAAAAGTACAGAACGCAGGCCGTATTGTTGCTGTAATAGGAAACAGCAAAGCAAGAACATTTAATATGTCTATGAAATTTGATAGATATTCAAAAGTTCCTACATTCAAGAACTTTGGAGATAACTTTTCTGAGCTTGAAACGTTTGATAATCTATCTGGTAGACAAAATACATTTACATTGAAGTATCCATCGACATTGGATAAGTCAAAAATCTCTGTTTTCTTAAAGCATAAAGGTTCATCAGCAGGTACCGATGGAGCTAAACTACTCAATAGCGAATATACTGTATCATTAACAACAACAAATATTTCAGGCGCTAATATTTTAACAGGTAAGTTGAAATTAAATGCTTCACCTCCTGCTGGTGCTACGGTCACAGTAAAATATGAAAAGAACGATGCTATATTAGACAGCCTTAATCGCATTGACAAATATTATACACCTGTGGCAGGCATGTTAGGAGTTGAAAAAAATGTTGATTCATCTACTAACGAAATTACCAGCGATTATTCACAGTTAGTAACTGGAATAGACTTTGGTGGTGTTATTGTACAAGGAGCTATGTTTGACGTAGGCGCTGGTTGGGATGCCTTCCCCTGGGGTGTTGAAGGTTGGGACAACGCAGAAGACCTAACTAAAGACATCTATATAGCTGCTGACGGTGTGTCGCATGATTTCATATTGCCAGTTGCTCCAGCACAAGGACAGGAAATCACAGTTTACATCAGACGAATTGGCGAAACTAAATCTACTAGAATAGATGACCCTTACTACAGTGTCTATGACAACTCAACTAGACAGCCAAACGGGTTAACTAAAGCACCTAATGGTGTTGTTATGAATACATTTGTAGGAGATGGATCTACACAGATCATACACGTTCCTAGTACATTGACTATTAACAGAGACGATACTTTGATATTCAGACCTCTAGACAGCGATGGCAGTATCGCATTGTCTGGCAGGAATCTAATAGATACAGAAATATCAGGCGGTTCATTGTTAGGCAATTCAGCTTACTCTACTGCTACTGGTAAGACAGCTTCTGAGATAGTATTAGATGGTCAGAGATTTATCAGCCCAGAACAAGTACCTGCTCCAGAAGAAAATGTTCCAGGACAAGTACTAGAATCGTTAAGTATCAAGGTATTCCATACAGATAGATTTGGCTCTCCTGCTATTCTTTCTAGAATCTATACAGCAGACGGACTTGTCGCAGAATTTGATATTGGACAGGCTGTTATTGATAGACAATCTGTAACAGTATTTGTTGATAAAATTAAACAAGAAAACGGCATACAATATACCGTTGACTTTGTGACTAACAAGGTGAGATTTATTAACACTGTAGTACCTCTAGACTCAATAGTTGAGGTATTTTCAATCTCAGTTGGCGGCGTAGAAATATTAGATTACAAAGAATTTGTCGGTGACGGTGCTACCCGTTATTACCTAACTGGAGCAGCTTATCCAGAAACAGGATCAATATTTGCCACAGTAGACGGTCAACCAATATTGGTCGGGTTTGTTAACAGTAATGGCAGAGTTAATGGTATTGACAAGACGCTTGTAGAATTTGGTAATCCTCCAGATATTGGAAAAAACATTTCTATTGTTGTGTTGTCAGCAGAATCAGGAACAACATCACCTGTAGTTAAAGTTAACACACAAAATATAACTGTAACAGATACTAACATTAAGACTTATGCTATCGAAGCGTTTACAACATTAGAAGGATCTGCCGTAAGCAACATATTGGTTGAGTTGAATGGTACGTTGTTAAAGACAGTTGACACGGTCATGACATATGACGGTGAACCAGAGATAACCATTGGCATAGACCCAGTAAAAGATCCAGGCGATATTATCGAAGCTAGAATCAAAGTCTATATCAACAACGTAGAAAAGAAATTTGGCATTGATTATATATTTGATACAGCAACAAACGTTGTTACTATCCTTGCTGATTTTACTGAAAATGACATTGTGCGTGTAGAAGATTACACAGACAGTTTATACACTATCGAAAATAACTCAGTAGTATTAAATCCTGCGATTAACTTAGTGGCAGGTGACGAAATAACCATTACTTGGTTTGATCAATACACACAATTGGATCTAATTAAAGATAGATTTGAAGGCGGAGAAGTCAGCTACGTGCTACAAAGACCATCTATTTTAGGATTGTCTTATGTGTGGACGTACTTAAATGGTGAGCGTTTAACACCTGATATTGATTATTATCTATCAGCTGATGGCGCAGCAATTTATTTGAATACTTCAATGATCACAACTACGACTGCTGATGTTATTGAGATAATTTCATTCTCAGACCAAGTGAGAAAAGATCCTATATCTTTTGAAATATTTAAAGATGTATTAAACAGAAACTTCTACCATAGATACCGAGATGTATCTGTAACACTAGCTGCTGATTTAAAATACTCAGATGACGTTGCCACTCTAAGTAGTACAGCTGACCTGCCTACTCCTAGTTTCGACCAACCAGGAATAGTGACTATTAACGGTGAAAAGATACAGTATCTAAACAAAGATGATGCTACAAACACTATTACTGGATTGAGAAGAGGATTGTTTGGAACAGCTATCGGAGAGCTATACTTAACACACACTACAGTTGTTGACACTGGTTATATGGAAACAATTCCGTATAGAGAATCACAGAATAAAGAAGATTTCTTTAGCACTGGACATCCAGATGATTCTACAGTAGGTGCTGCCCAAACTATTGGACCGTTGTCTTTTGTGCCAACACAATCAGCTACTGACGGTACAGGTTATAGAAAAGATTGGTTAAGAACTACAATTCCTGGCACATTTGGTCCTTGCGACGATGTAGAAGTGTTTGTTGGCGGTAGAAGATTAAGCAAAGACCCTATCGTACACTATGACGCTACTGTAGGGTCCTATAGCCCTGCTGGAGACGTCAAAACAGAAGCAGAGTTCAGTGTTGACGGATCGACTCCTTACATCAGATTAACAACAACGGTACCGGCAGGACAGCGCATTACAGTAGTGAGAAGAACCGGTCAAATTTGGTATGCTAACGGCTTAGGAACAGCATCTAACGGTGTCACATTAAGCAGTAATTCAACACCGATAGCCAAGTTCCTACAAAATGCTACTACAAAATTGCCATAATAAATACAATATGAGAACAGAAGAGCCCAATAATATGTCACAAAATACAGAAGAAAACAAGCAAGATACCCGAGCTCC